CTACTTTCTTTTATTCTTTACAAATTCAACAAAGTTTTTAATTTCTTCCATTTCTGCTTCTGAAAATTCCTCACCCTCAAAGTGTGCTGCAAGAGTGTTGACTTCTGGGAAAGAGGATTTATCTTCAGTTGAAACTTCCTTATCTTCCATTAAATCACTTCTTTGTATATGAAAAAATTCACAAATTTTATCTATTTTTGACATACGAGGTGTTTTAATTCCTTTTTGCCAGTTTGATATAGTAGCTTGGGAAACACCCATATAATTTGCCAGTTCCATCTGAGTAGTACCATTAATATCCATATAATAATTAATCTTCTTGCATATAATGCTATTTAATTCTTTTTCAGACATAGGAGTTTCTCCTTTCTTATTTATAGTATGTATTTTAAAACAAAAAGTTATAAAAAGCAATACAAAAAATAAAAAAACATAACTTTTAGTATTGACTATAACTTAAAGTTATGATACTATATGAGAGTAGCAAGGAGATAGTAGGAAAGGAGAAAAGAAATGGAATACGAAGAAATGAATTTAGCAGAATTATTAAAACAAACTACAGAAGAAAATCAAACAAGAAAAATCTTAGCAATCTTGGAAGAGAGCGAAGATTTGGAGAAAGCAAAAGAAAAAGTAAAAGCCCTACTTAAATAACTAAGTAGGGCGATAAATAACAAGCACACACAAGGGCGACACTTCTTAACATTCCTGCTAAGTCGCCCAAGTGATAAAAAGATTATAGCAGGAAGTTAATTAAAAGTAAAGAGAGGAGAGATAAAAGGTGTCTAAAATACAGATTACTTTAGCAGCAGCTAGAGTTAATGCAGGGTTTACACAGGAAGATGTTGCAGAAAAGTTCAAAGTAACTAAGCAAACTATTATTAATTGGGAGAAAGGCAGAAAAGAATTAAAGCCAGCAGAGTTTAATATGCTTTCAGAAATATATAAAATTCCCAAGGATAATATTTTTTTACCCAAAGATATAACTTAGAGTAATAAAAAGAGGAGAAACCAATGGAAGATAAACAGAAAATATGCGATTTATTAGTACCAGTATTACAGGAAACAAGAAATTTAAAAGACTTATTGACATTGGATTATGACGCAGAAAAAGAAGTTGTAACAGCAACATTTCTAAATGGAGTTGAAAAACACGCCAATGTAGCAATGGATTCAGGAACATCAATGATTAGAGATATTATTGCACAGATTGTTTAAAACATTGGAAGTTGGATAAGAATTGGAGGAACCACAATGTTACTAAGATTCAAAAAGCACAGCAACGGCTGGAGCATTAAGAGGAAAAAAAGAGGACACGCAGACTACCAACCTTTCATCAGGTGGTACAAGGACGAGCGAACATTAAGAATTTGGTATCACACATTTTATACAAGAGATTTTCAGTTTTAGGAGGAGAAGATGATTAAGTCAAACATAAACGAAGGAATAGAAATTTCAGGAACAGTTATCGACATACTGGCTGAAACTTCTTCACTATTGCGGGCTTTAAAAGAATTTTTAGCAAATAAGCTAGGTGAAGAGGAGGCTGCATTTTGGTATGCCAAAATAATAAAAGTAGCCGAAATGACCGATATTGAAATAATGGAGGAGACTAATTTGATGTTAAATGAACTACACAATATGTTAGCCGAAAAAGGTTGACAAACCTCGTGCCTACAGCACAAGGGAAACCTCGAAAAAGGTCGTATCATTATGGTATCAAAACGAAAGGAGCAAAGGAATGATACAGACAACCATTAGGATACCAACAGAGCTACACGTAAAGCTTAAGGAATTGGCGAAGAAAAGAGGTTTGACAGTTAATGCGTTAATTATTCAGGCTTTATGGAAATTATAGGAGGTGAGTAATATGCCTGAAAAGCAATTTATGGGAGCAAAGGATATTGCTCAAACAATGGAGTGTAGTCTTTCTTTTGCATACAAGTTAATTAAACAGATGAATGCAGAATTAAAAGAAAAAGGCTACATTACAATGTCAGGAAAAGTTCCAACAAAATATTTTAATGAGAGATTTTATTCATAGAAAGGGGTGATTGAATTGGTGGGAGCAATTAACAGCTTAAGAAACTTAAGGCAGACCTGCATTAAGTATTCAGGAAGTTGTAAGAGCTGTCCCTTGGGCAGACAGATGAACATTAATAACACTATGTGTCCGCATCTGACTAAGCCAAATAGTTGGACGGATGAAAAGACTACCGAAATGGTAAGAAAGATTGGAGGATAAGGATGATTATTGTAGACAAAAACAAGGCAACAATGGCAGGTCCTGATGAATTAATTGAATGTGAGGCAATGATATTTGTGGAGGCTGTAAAGAGGCATTTTATAAAAAAGCATGGTGAAAACATAGGAAAGGAAATGTTTGAGATGTTGCTGGAATGTTCTGTGATGTCGGATGAAGAAGCTGAAAAGCGTGTAAGAGAAAACAAAAATAAACTGTCAAGAGAAGAAAATGAAATGTTGAATAAATTCATACATTTAATGTTCAGTTAGGAGAGCTTATGGAAACAAACAAAAGACTTGAAGTGAAAGAAGTTAAAAGAAAAGAGCCTGAATGTACTGCAATACGTTCAAGCTCATACAAAAACAAACCACTTAAAGATTACCACATTATCGCTGAAAAGTACAGAGTACTTAACGGATTCAAGAACGTGGTAATAGGAGTAATAACAGGAGCAGTGATGTTAGTCAATGGCTGGATTGAGGTAGACAGCAAGGCAGGGCAGTTACTTGTGGCTCTGGGAATGGTGATACTGGTTACATTATTGATGCACTGTACGGATGAAATTCTTAATGAACAGGTTGATTAGAAATGGTTACAAGAAAGAAATTTGCAAGTAAACCTGAATGGCTTCTTGCAAGAAAGGGAAAGATAGGTGGTTCTGATGCAGCAGCAGTGTTGGGACTTAATCCCTACAAGAACAATGTGGAGTTTTGGAATGAAATGGTTGGAATAATCAAGCCAAGAGACATATCAAATGAACCGTATGTAATATATGGAAGCAGGGCAGAGGAACACATAAGAGCAATATTTGCATTGGACCACCCGGAATACAAGGTTGAATACTTTGGTGATAACATGCTTCTCAATGACAAGTATCCGTTTGCTCACGCATCACTTGATGGAGAACTGACAGAACTTGAAACCGGGAGGAAGGGCATATTTGAATGCAAGACCAGTGAGCTTTTTGGTTCAATGCACAAGGAAAAATGGGATGGTGAACACATCCCGGACAATTATTACATACAGGTGCTTCATTACCTGATGGTGACGGAATATGAGTTTGTCGAACTCAGGGCACAGATAAAGAGTGTGTGGAATAAGAGCATAAGACTAATCACAAAGGATTATCACATTGAAAGGGCAGATGTTGAGGAAGACATTGAGATAATAAAAAGGTCAGAAAGGGAGTTCATGGAGCTTGTGAAAAAAAGAAAAAAGCCGGCTCTCATTCTGCCGGAAATTTAAAACAGGAGGAATACCAAAAAGATGGAATTAAAAATTTACAATCCAACAATGGATAATGCACTAAAGCACATTGATTGGAACTTTGAGGAATTAAAAAAAGAAGTTACTGAAAAGGCAAACGTGTACAAGTCATTGGTGTACACGGATGAAAACATAAAGGAAGCAAAGGCTGACAGGGCAGCACTTAATAAGTTCAGCAAGGCATTGAATGACGGAAAGAAAGATGTCAAGAAGATGATGCTTGAACCATACAGTGTGTTTGAAGGCCAGGTAAAGGAACTGATTGCAATTGTAGATGAGGCAAATGCCAACATTGACAGTCAGGTAAAGGCTTATGACCAGAAGAAAAGGGAAGAGAAGCTCATAAAGGTTGAGGAGATATATGACAGGACCTTTGCAAGTGCCGAAGAGCTGAAGGAGATACTCACATTCAAACGTGTTTTCAAGGAAAGTTATCTGAATGTGACAACAACATTAAAGTCAATAACCAATGATATGGAGCATATGAGAGACAGTGTAAGACACGACTTGGAAGTCATTAATGCTGAAACCGGTGAATATCAGTTTGAAATGAAAAAGAAATACATTGAAACCCTCAACATTACAGAAGCATTGATGGTTAAACAGACATACGAGGAAAATGCAAGAAGAAAAGCCGAGTATGAGGCAAGAAGAAAGGCAGAACTTGAGGAAAGACAGGCAAGAGAAAAGGCAGAAGCCGAAAAACTTGCAGAGGCAGGAAAGAAGGAACCGGAGCAGAAGCAGGAAAGTGTTTCACAGACTGTTGAGGAAGAGGCACAGGAAGAAAGAACAGAAGAAAATCAGGAAGAGAAGACACACACAATAGTAATCAGGGTGTGTGGAACAGGAAACCAGCTCAATGCATTGGGTGAGTTCCTTACGAAAAACAACATTAAATATGAGCAGATACAGTAGGAGGAAATGAAATGGCAGTATCAAACAGTTTAGCAAAAAGACAAGAAACAAGTTTTACGGCATATTTGAAAAATGATGCGGTAAAGAATCAGATTAATGAGGTTGTTGGTGGAAAGAACGGAAAGAGATTCATCAGTTCAATAGTAAGTGCGGTTGGAAACAATCCAACATTACAGGAATGTCAAAATTCATCAATAGTAAGTGCAGCATTGCTTGGAGAGAGTCTTAATCTTTCTCCAAGTCCGCAGCTTGGACAGTATTACATGGTTCCGTTCAAGGATAACAAAACAGGAACAAAGGTGGCACAGTTCCAGCTTGGTTATAAAGGCTACATTCAGCTGGCAATCAGATCAGGACAGTACAAGAAGTTAAATGTGCTGGCAATTAAGAAAGGTGAGTTAATCAGATTCGATCCACTTAATGAAGACATAGAAGTAAATCTCATTTCAGATGAAAATGAGAGAGAAAAGGCAGAAACAATTGGCTATTATGCAATGTTTGAGTATGTCAATGGATTCAGGAAGGCAATGTACTGGTCAAAGGAAAAGATGAAGGCTCACGCAGTGAAGTATTCACAGGGATATGCATCAGACTTGAAGAAGGGAACGAAGTGGACCTTCTGGAGCAAGGACTTTGACGGAATGGCATACAAGACAATGTTGAGACAAATCATAAGCAAGTGGGGAATAATGAGCATTGACCTACAGACAGCACTTGACAGTGACATGACAGTAATTAATGAGGATGGAACACATACATATGTGGAAAGTCCGGAATTAAATCAGGACGAAACATTTGAGGAAGTTGCAGAGCAGAAAATGGAAGAAGCCGAATCACAGCCGGAACAAAAACAGCAGGCAGTTACAAGTGAAAATCCAAAATCGGATAATTCAAAAAATGAAAGTGAAGGAGACTTCCAAAAGGCATTTTTTAATTATTAAAACAGATATTAAGAAATGAATTAACAGACAGTCATAAATCAAAATATATATCACAAAATTGTAAGACCTGTCACCTTAATGGTGGCAGGCAGAAAGGAGACGTGACAATGAACATTTCAGATTACATCCCTTTCGGAAAGGACAATGCGATTTCAAGAAAAAAGCTAGAGAAGGTGACAGGATTGTCAGACAGAGACATAAGGGAAGAAATTGCAATGGCCAGAAGAAACACGGTAATACTTAATCTATCCAATGGACAAGGGTATTTTCAACCAATAGAGGGCGAGGAAGATGAACTTGTCATTAAGTATTACAAACAGGAAAGCAGCAGATTAAAGAGAATAGGTTGGTCGTTGCTGGCAACAAGGAAAAGAGTAAGGGAGATACAGAATGGCAGTTAATGCAAGGCAGAAGGGGGCAAGGTTTGAAAGACAACTTGCCGGGCATCTAAGGGAATACGGATACAGAACCAGAAGAGGTCAGCAGTATTGTGGGGCAAATGGTGATGCAGACGTTGTGGGACTTCCGGGAATACATATAGAAGCAAAACATCAGGAAAAAATGCACTTGTATGACTGGATGGAGCAGGCAAGAAGAGATTCAAGGCAGGATGAACTTCCGGCAGTGTTTCACAAGAAAAACAATGCAGACATTCTGGTGACAATGACACTTGATGATTGGATGCAGATATATAGGGAATATGAAGCAGGAAACTACATTAAGATGGGAGAAATAAATGGGAAGACCTATAAAGGCAGGACTTAGTTATTTCCCAAAAGATGTTGATTATTATGAAGACTTTAAAATAATGGACCTGATGAATGAATATGGTCCATTGGGTCAAACCATTTACGACATAGTCATTTCGATGGTTTACCGAGAGGGTTACTTTCTTGAGTTTAAAAACTTTGAACAGCTTAAGAAGAACCTTCCGGTTAAAATCATCAAGACAATCGGTAACAGATGGGTTAACAAAAAAGACTTTGTGTTACAAGTTATTCTCTCTTGTGCGGACATAGGTCTGTTTGATCATGACCTCCTGATGCAAGGAGTTATAACCTCTGTTGGAATTCAGCGACGCTACGATACAGTGACTGTTAGGAACAAAGTCCAGAAAACAAGGTACAGGTTGATTGATGAAAAAGGTCAACCCTTATTAAATGAACCATTAAAACCGATAAATGTAACAGAAACAAGTGTAAATGTAACAGAAACCAACATAAATGATACGGAAATACAACAAAAGAAAATAAAAGAAAACAAAAGTAAAGAAAATATAAAGTATTTTTCCAACGAAAACCTTAATGACGTGTTTAGACAATTTCTGGAACTTAGGGAACAAAAGGGAAGACAGATTGTTGGCTATCAGATACAGACATTGATTGAGAGACTTGAACAGGTGGCAGACACGGACGAGGAGAAAATACAGGCAGTCAAGAATGCCATAGCAGGTGATTGGAGTAATTTTTATCCTGTAAAGAAAGAGCAACAAAACAAGAAGACATTTAATGACCAAAGGCAATATGACTATCAGGCATTGGAAAGACAACTGATTGAAAACAGAGACAAGAGGAGGAAACAACAAAATGAAAGTTAAGGATATTAAGGACATAGAAATTCGCTTAGAGGAATTGGACAGAATGGAATCGCAGATTTTATTTTCAGTTTCAATCTTATCAGCAGATGATCACGTAAGATTGGCAAGAATTAAGGAAGAGAGAGCAGAGCTTAAGGCGAAGCTGGAGAAAATGAATGAGAAAAAAGACAAGTAAGGAATTTGGCTGCATTTTAACACACGAACAGGAAGAGTTCATAAATGACGGAAGACCAAGAGACAATGCACTAAAGATTTTTAGAGCAAAGGCTTATGGCAATGGAGGAAATAAGGATGGCAAGAATGTCAAAAGAGGAACAGGCAAGACGTGAGGGTATGGCATATGCCCTAAGGTTTGCAAGAGAAAAGGGATTGGATGCCTTGGAAGCAGACCTAAAAATGAGAAATGCCATTGACCTACCTTTAAGGGTATCAAAGGCAGACTTAGACAAATTCAGTGACAATGTTAAGTACAACACAGTACTGTATGTAAAAATCCTAATGGCTGTAACAATGCATGATGAATTTGGTTTTGGTAACAAAAGAATAAAGCAGATGTTTGAGAGATTCGACAACAAGGCTGAATGCATTGCAGAGGATTACAGCACATGGGAAGAGCAGATAAGCATAATTGCAGAAGAATGTGGAATAGACATGGACAGCGAAAGAAGAGACTTAAGAACAGTAATTAAATAAATTAATTTGAAGGCAAAGGAGTAAATAACCAATGAAGAATACACTATCAGATTTGAACAACTATTTGTTTGAAGCAATTGAAAGAATAAATGATGATGAGCTGTCGATGGAAGAACTTGATAAGGAAATCAAGAGAAGTGAATCGGTCAACAAGATTGCCAAGACAATCATTGATAATGGAAACCTGGCATTGCAGGCGAAAAAGCACTTTGATGAATACGGAAGCGGTGAGGATGTTGAAATCCCATTGCTTGGAATAACAAACAAATGAATGGAGAGCTGTAAGTAATGTATGGAATGAAATACACGGATGAAATGAAGCAATTCATTCTGGATAATTACAAGGGAAGATATAACCAGGAGCTTGCAGACCTGTTTAATCAGAAGTTCAATACCAACATAACAAGTAGAACGATTAAATCATACAAGGCAAACAATAAATTAAATTCAGGATTAACCGGCAAGTTCAGAAAGGGGCAGACACCACACAACAAGGGCAAGAAAATGCCAAAGGAAGTCTATGAAAAAGTAAAACACACAATGTTTGCAAAGGGCAACGTTCCACCAAACCACAGACCTGTTGGAAGTGAAAGAATTTCAAAAGACGGATACATAGAGGTTAAGGTTGCGGAGCCTAACAAGTGGAGATTAAAGCAGAGAGTTGTGTATGAAGAAACTAAGGGAAAAATCCCCGAAGGCTGCCCAATAATATTCCTTGATGGAAATAAGAGAAATTTCGACATCGACAATTTAAGGTGCATAACCCGGTCGGAACTACTATATCTCAACTGCAATGGGTTGAACAATTCAAATGAGATTACGGAAACAGGCATTCTAATGGCTAGATTAGACAGAGCCAAGAACAAAAAGAAGCAGGAACTAAAGGACAAAAATGTTAAGAAATGTTAAGGAGTGAAGCAACATAGCAAAATATAACTTGTAAAAATGGAGGTTAAATATGACAAACGAAGAATTTTTTGAAAACGAATTGAAAGCAGTAGTGAAAAGAGTAAAGGAAGATTTGCTTATTGACCAGATAGCTGTCAATAAGCAAGGTCAACCTAAATGCTGTATAACACAGTCTTGTACTGATTGTATTTTTAACGGACACTGCGCAGTAGAAGCAAAAAAGCAATGGCTCAAACAAGAACATGTTGAGCAGGTCGATTGGAGCAAAGTCAAGGTTGATACACCTATATTAGTTAGAGATTATGAAAGTGAAGAATGGGTTAGAAGATACTTCGCTAAATTCGTAGATGGAAAAGTTTATGCGTGGATGGGTGGAGCTACATCTTGGACGGCGGATAGTGAATATAGAATGAATTTTTGGGAATATGCAAAACTAGCAGAAAGCGAGGAATAGATGGATTGGATAAGATTAATTAAGGCAATGCTAATAGGCATACTAGCGATTGGGAATATATGGATTTTAATTAACATATTTGACAGTGATGTATATGCATATATTTTTCTGGCAGAGTGCTTAATTGCAATTTTTATATTTATCGTTTGGATAGCATATCACGCTATAGGTTGAAAGGAGATTGAAAGATTATGTTGAAAATAAAAGATGATGTAGATTTAAACGAACTTAGAAAGTTCGGCTTTAAAACAGGTAAAGAATGGGCAGATTCAGGAGAACGTTGTCTGCAGGGTGGTGGATTTGAGTATATGCACGGATGGTGGCACAAATTCCTGATGGATGAGGAAGATGAAAATAAGATAGCCTATATATATGAAGCATATGATATTCCTAGTGTTCAAATATCCGTAAGGACAGATTTTCATAGAGATATATACGTAGATGTTGCTATAGAGGGAAGCTATCATACTTCGGATTTAGATGTTGTAACGGAAACTATATATGAGTTAACTAAGGCAGGACTGTTAGAAATTGAAAAGGAGATGGAAAGATGAATAGGAAAGCGACAACAATGTTTCTAACTGATTTATTAGAAGAGAGTTTGCAGGACAGAAAATATTATGCCAAAGAGGTTACGCTAGATTATGGAACAGCTCATCCGAAAAGAGTTGATTTAATACAATTTATTCCAGCAGGTGTTACTTGTGTGAGTGATATTGAGAAAGGAGAATTTATTTGTTATGAAATTAAATCGTGTGTGAATGATGTATATAGCGGTAATGGATTAAGATTTTATGGAGAACAGAACTATATAGTCACAACAATGGAAACGTACAAGGAATTAATGGACGATTTAAGAGAGGATAAGTTTTGGAAGTATCTTAAAGAAAATTATCCAGAAAGTAACAATAACGTGGGGATTATGGTGCCAATACCTACTCATATTAACTTAAAAGATGTGCGAGAAAAATATGAAGAATTTAAAAATCCAACACCTCTGGAAGCAGATACGAGTTGGAAATTATATAAAATAATACCAAGCAGACAGTCATCAAGAAAACGTTCAATGAACGAATTGTTATTCTGTATGTTGCGTTCTAAACATAGAAATTAGCAAAGAAGGAGAGTGATTAGAATGCGATTAATAGATGCGGACGAATTAATTTTACATTTAAATGATTTTATGTTACAGCAAAGCCCTATTGATATACAAGATATTGAAAGTATACATGTAAGTGCAGTGATTCAAGATTGTATAAATGCAGTTGAAGAACAGTCAACAGCCTATGATGTGGATAAGGTCATAGAAGAAATAGAAGAATGGACAGCAAGAATAAATGTAATTATTGATAAAAGCGGTAAAACAGGACAAGTTGATGTTATAGGCTCAAATAAAGCAATTAAGATTGTGGAAGGTGGTGGAGTAAGTGGCGATAATTAACACATTGGCAATAGTCCTGGTAATTGGAGCAGTGTTCGTCTTGTGGGCGATATGTAAGTTGCAAGATAAGGATTAGAAACAAAGGTACATTGACAATTGAATATTGGTAGTTGGAATGGTATAATTTTTGTGTTAAGATATCAAGGAGGATTATAAATGAATTATATAGAGAAACTGTTTAAACAACACCCATTCATTTATTATATTGGTGAGAAATATTATGCATTTGGTGCTTATACATGTTACGAATGCGATATGAGAAGCATAACTCTAAAAAGTAGATACGAAGAATATGAGCAAAGCATAAATGAGGAGCTTACTGATAGAGAGGCATGGAAAATTTTTCACAAATTAGTATTTAAAGCTGAGTGTATAAGAGATGAAAAAGGATACTGTGCTGAGCCACAAGAGGAAATAAAAAAATTTCAATTTAATGATATAGAAATGCAAGAATTAAAAGTACAGATAGATGATTATATAGCATATTGGAAAAAACATTCGCTTAGTTCTTTTGTATAATATATAGACCAACTACCAATATTCGGTGGTTGGTTTTTTTTTATGCAGAAAAATAGAGAAAGGATTGAGAGTTTGGAAGAAATGACAGCAAAGGAATACTTGAATCAGGTTAGAAATCTTGAATCTAAGATGAAAATTCTAAAAGAAGAGATAGATACCCTAAGGGAAATGGTGGTGAGTACTGGAGCAATCCAACAGGGCGAGAGGGTACTGTCTTCAGGAACACAGGATAAGATGGCAGAAACAATCTGCAAGATTAATGAAAAGGAATGTGAGTGGAATGATTTGATGCGTGAATTTGCTTTATCCAGAGCAAACGTAATAATCAACATACAGAAGTTAAACAATCCTGAATACGAGCAGATTTTGTACAAGAGATACTGCCAGAGCAAGAAGTGGGAAGAGATAGCACTGGAAATGAATATATCTTACAGGCATGTATTAAGACTACATGGCTATGCATTGAAAGATATTGAGCCGGTTTTAAACGTGTCATAGAATGTCACATTAATCAGTGCTAAAATGATAGAGTAAGAAGTTGAACAGAAGGGACTTCTGTTATCTGAATAGTATCCTCCAATTATTGTATTGGTAAAACAAGGAAAAGGCAGTCGATAGGCTGTCTTTTTTCGTGGGGAAATAGGAGATGAGTTAGTAGGATTATGGAAATAAATTATTTGAATTTGCAAAAGGCAGCATTCGAGGGAGTGGGAGCTTATGATATTCCATTGTTAAGTCCTGAAACATTCACTGATTGTGAATTAATAGGATTTAATCAGGCAAAAACCTGTAAAGAACGTGGAAATAAGGCGGTGCATTTCTTTTTATATGATTACCAGTTTGAAAGAATTTGGAACAGACCTGATGCATACGTCGATATGCTAAAACAGTTTAAATGTATATTCAGCCCAGACTTTAGTGTGTATTGCGATTATCCAAGAGCATTGCAAATATATAACCATTATAGAAAGCATTGGATAGGTGCATATATGCAGATTAATGGAATCAGTGTAATACCGACAATCGGATGGAGTAATGAAGACAGTTTTGAGTGGTGTTTTGATGGAGAACCAAAAGGTTCAGCGGTTGCAGTTTCAAGTGTTGGAACACAGAAAAATAAGCAGGCAAAGGAATTGTTTATGAATGGGTACAAAGAAATGTTGGAGAGATTAGAACCAACACAAATATTATTTTATGGAAAAGTACCAAGTGAAATAAAAGACGATAGAGTTATTAATATGAGTGCTTTTCAGGAAAGGTTTAGAAAAAAGTAATGGGCGGACGTGGAGCAAGTAGCGGACTAACAAAGAAATCTTCAAAAAGTAATATAGACATGATGAGTGAGTTCAGAAATGCTGGAACAATTGTAGTTGATAAAGAAGTCAAGAACTTAAATAGTGTACTTGTTGACAAAACATTAAAAGGGGTTCGTGACACTTTGAATGAATTTGGATTACCTTTGTCAGTAGTGACAGGTATAGGATTATCATTGTCTAATGACGCTGAGGCAAGTGCTAATGGTATGGGACAGTTGGGGTTTTCATCAAAGTATTACAGTTCGTCAAATAATGAATTCACACCTAGTGATTATACTGCTGATTATACAGCATATGGAACAGGAACTCATGAGGCAGGTCATTTAATATCAAACTATCTTATGAGAAAAAGTAACAGCTCACTTACTAAATTTCAGCAGGCAAAGCTAAGAACATCTGGAAAGTGGGATAGAAATATTTTAAAGCAAGCGAAAAAGATAAATGGTGGTAAATTATCGGCAATATCAAAGTATGGTAGTAATACTAAAGGTAAAGCAGCAGGAGAAGTTGTGGCTGAGGCTGTTTCTGAATATATGAAAAAGGGAAAATCTGCTAGTTCAACTAGTAAGGCTATAGTTCAAGCATTGAAATCATATGTATAGTAAGAGGTTTTATGATGGGAGGAAGAGGAGCAAGTAGCGGAATAAGTAAAGCAGGAAAAGTATATGGAACAGAATACAATACAATATATCAAGTAGAAAATATAAAATTTATTGTCCAGAATGAGAAAACATCTATTAAAACACCTATGGAAACAATGATAAAAGATAGAATATATGTGATACTAGGAAATGATAATGTTCCTAAATCGATTACATTCTATGACGAAGATGGTAAAAGGAATAAACAAATAGATTTAACACATTTTCATAAGATAAATGATAATCTAGTAATGCCACATACGCATAGAGGATATTGGCATGCAGAAAATGGAACAGCAAAATTATCAACAAAGGAAGAAATGTTAATTGACAAAATATTAAAAAAATGGGAAGATTATAGACGAGGGAAGTAGTTTATGAGTGAGAACAATGGGTGCAATCAAACAATGCACTAGTGCAACAAGACCAGCCAATAGGTTGTGAGTACACAGGTGAGATTGTGACAGAGGAGGCGGTTGAAATCCGTTCGCCCTTATTAATAGAGCTTTTGCAATTTAGCAAGGCTCTATTTTTTATGCACAAAAGTAAGAGAGGTGGTGTTGTGAATAATGAATTAAAAACATATGAGCAGGCAGAAACAGACTATATGAATGGTTTCAAATATAAAGAAATAGCCGAGAAATATAATGTATCAATTAGCACAGTAAAATCTTGGAAGACAAGGTATAACTGGAATCGAAAAGGGCAAAAAAGTACGCGTACAAAAATGGAAAAAGTACGCATACAAAATACTACTTCTTTTGATGAAGTTGAGCAGGTAGTTGAAAACGATAATCTAACGGACGAACAAAGGTTATTTTGCATTTACTATGTTCGTTGTTTTAATGCAACCAAGGCATACATGAAAGCCTATGGTGTTAAATATAATGTTGCAGCAGTTTCAGGTTGCAGATTGTTGCAAAAGGAAAAAATAAGAAAATGCATCACGGAATTAAAACAGAACAGATTGAATAGGGAAATGTTGTCGGAAGAAGACATATTCCAAAAATATATGGATATTGCCTTTGCAGACATAACGGACTACGTAACCTTTGGTCAGGAAGAAACGGACGTTATTGGAGCATTTGGTCCTGTAAAGATTAAGGATAAAGATGGAAATGAGAAAGTATTAAAGCAGAAGCTAAATGTTGTTAAATTCAAAAACTCTGACGAAGTGGATGGGACTTTAATAGCAGACATTAATCTTAGAAATTCATCTGTAAGGCTAATGGATAGGATGAGAGCTCTTGATTGGTTGGCAAATCATATGGATATGGCAACTTCTGAACAGAGGGCAAGGATAAAACTTCTCAATGTTCAGGTTGACAGGGCAACAGGTAAGGCTAGTGAGGAAGAAATATCAAGAGTGGATGAATTACTGATGCAGATTAAAAAACAGGCAGGTGACAAAGATGGTTCTAAGTGATAAGCAGATGGAATTTGTAAGGAATGCAAATCACAGATACAACGTAAAGACCGGGGCAACCCGTTCAGGAAAATCTTATATGGATAACTTATATACCATTCCGTCAAGAATAAGGGAAAGAGTTGGCAAGGATGGATTAAATGCAATCATAGGAGTATCAAAGGGAACCATTGAAAGAAATGTTTTGCAACCAATGAGAGAAATATATGGCCCTAACTTGATTGGAGATATAGGTTCAAACAACATTGTTAGTATTTTTGGAGATTATGCCTATTGTCTTGGAGCTGAGAAAGTAAGTCAGGTATCAAAACTTAGAGGTTCATCACTTAAATATGTTTATGGTGATGAAGTTGCAGAGTGGAATAAGGAAGTCTTTGAATTATTAAAGTCACGTCTTGATAAGCCATACAGTTGCTTTGATGGAGCGTGTAACCCGGACAATCCAAGTCATTGGTTTAAGCGGTTCCTTGATTCTGATGCAGACATATATTGCCAGCAGTATACAATATTTGATAATCCTTTTTTGCCAAAGGAATTTGTTGAAAACCTATGCAATGAGTATAGGGGTACTGTTTATTATGACAGATATATAAGAGGTCTATGGGTGGCAGCAGAAGGAGCAGTATACAAATTGTTTAATGATGCACAGACACAGAATCCTAATCCGTTTAAGGTTTATGAAAAACCATTAAACATAATGGAAATTAACATAGGTGTGGATTTTGGTGGAAGTGGTTCAGGACACGCATTTTGCGCCACAGGATATACAAGAGGATATATGGATATTGTTCCATTGGCATCAGAATGGATTGATTGCTCACAGAATGACATAGATCCTGAAAAGCTTGGAAAGTTGTTTGTTGACTTCTGTTTAAAGGTCTTGAATTTGTATGGACATATAACACACGTGTATTGTGATAGTGCAGAGCAGACACTAATAGCCGGATTAAGAAGTACTTCAAGAAAGAATGGATTAGGCTGGCTAAGAATAGAGAACGCAATGAAGATACCAATTAATGACAGAATAAGATTCGTTCAAAGAATGATGGGACAGGGCAGATTCAAGTACATGGGACAGCATTGCAAGTCATTGGAGAATGCACTATGTGGAGCATTATGGAATCCAAAGAACTTAACATCTGATGAAAGATTGGATGATGGCACAAGTGATATTGATTCGCTTGATGCATTCGAATATACATTTGAAAGGGATATAAGCAGATTTATTAAGTATGAGTAGAGGTGTAAGGTATGAGATATTCAAACATGGTTACCCAAATAGGGAAAGTATTAAATAAACATTCTGATAATCCTGTAGATTTGTCATATCTTACAGTAATGTCAGGACACATAGAATTATGGAATGTAATGTACAAAGGCAAGGCACCCTGGATAAAGGGAGAAACAGAAAGCTGCAATCTTCCTGCAAGCATATCACAGGAGATTGCAAGACTTGTAACCCTTGAACTTAAGAGTGAATGTACCGGAAGTGAAAGAGCAGAATACATAGAGCCATATTATAAAAAGGTTCTGGAAAGTCTTAGAAGGTATGTTGAATATGGATGTGCGAAAGGCAGTCTTGTATTTAAGCCATACATAACAAGTAATGGTATTGCAGTCCAATACATACAGGCAGATTGTTTCTTCCCGGTGTCATTTGATGATTCAGGAAATGTAACTGATTGCATTTTTACAGAGCAGTTTAGAAAAAACAAAAAAATATATACAAGATTAGAAAGAAACACCATAGAGAATGATGAATTGACCATAACTAACCTGGTTTTTGTTAGCACTAATCCTGAAGTATTGGGGACTGAGGTACCAATAAGTTATGTGGATAAGTGGAACATGCTTGAAAGTGAACTTAAGTTTAAGAATGTTGATAAGTTACCAATAGGATTCTTTAAAGTTCCGCTGGCAAACATAATTGATTCAACATCACCCATAGGTGTTTCTGTTTATTCTAAGGCAGTGGATTCAATCAAGATTGCAGATGAAAGATATTCGCAGATTGATTGGGAGTATGTATCAAAGGAAGCTGCAATACATATTGCTGAAAGCTTGTTAAAACGTAATGAGAATACAGACAAGTTTGAATATCCGGGAGGAAAGGACAGATTATACAGAACTCTTGATTACAGTTCAGGAGCAGTAGACAAGCCATTCATAGACACGTACTCACCTGACATTAGGGACCAGAGTTTATATAACGGATTTAACAATCAGCTTAAGAGAGTTGAGTTTGATTGTAATCTTGCATATGGAACTCTTTCTGATCCAAATAATGTTGATAAGACAGCAGAGGAAATAAAAACCAGTAAGCAACGTTCTTATTCAATGGTGTCTGATATACAGAATGCCTTACAAAATGCATTAGAGGACCTTATAAAAGCTATGGACTTTTGGACAAGCATTTATGGATTGGCACCGGAAGGAGAGATAAATACCTCATTTGAATGGGACGATAGCATAGTTGTTGATTCAGAAAAGGCACGTCAGACGGATAGGGCAGATGTGGCTATGGGAGCAATGACATTGGTTGAATACCGAATGAAATGGTATGGAGAAACAGAAGAGATTGCAATGCAGAAACTGGCAGGACAGCCGGATGATACATCAGGAGATGATGAATAGTGTACAAGTCAGATGAATTAGAGTTATTTCCAAAGAACATTGAAGAAATCTATGCAGGCTTGGAAAATGACATTATGAATAACATTATCAGAAGGATTGCAGAGACCGGTGAGATTACAAGGACAGCAGATTGGCAATTAAACAGGCTGTATAATATGGGAGCTGACAAGACTGACATAAAGAAACACATTCAGGAAGCCTTGAATTTAAGTGATACAGAAATAGAACAATTATATTCTGATACCTTAAAGGAAGGATATTTAAGAGATGAATCATTATATAGGGCAGTAGGTCAGGAATTTATACCATTTGAGGAAAACATGGCATTGCAGCAGTTAATAGAAGCAACCAAGCAACAAACAGCAAAACAGTTGAAAAACATCACTAGGACAATGGGATTTGCTGTCAAACAACCAAATGGCAGAAAAACATTCAAGACAGTTGATGATTATTTCAAGGATACAATGGACAATGCAGTTATGCACGTGCTTAACGGAACGTTTGACTATAACAGCATTATCAGAAAAGTTACTGATGAAATGACAAGGAGTGGAGTAAGAAGCATTAATTATGATTCAGGAATATCCACAAGAATAGATGTTGCTGCAAGAAGAGCAATACTTACAGGTGTCAATCAGGTAACAAGTAAAATAAATTCTGACAACATGCAGAAACTTGATACTGAGTTCGTTGAAACAAGCTGGCATTCAACTGCAAGACCTACACATCAGGTATGGCAGGGAAGAGTATTCTATTGGGACAGAGCAAACCCAAATGCAGAGAAAATAGAAGCAGGAGTACTTTATAAGTCATTCATAAGAGAAACAGGTTATGGTGAAGTTGATGGCTTGTGTGGAGCAAACTGCCGACACACATTTTATCCGTTCATTCCCGGCATTTCTGTTAGAACATATACAGATGAACAGCTTGAAGAATTAAACAGGCAGGAAAACGAAAAAAAAGAGTACAATGGCAAGGAATACAACAAGTATGAAGCCACCCAATATCAACGCAGACTTGAAACATCAATGAGAAAGTACAGGCAGGATATTAGCTTATTAAAGCAATCAGGTTTAGCAGATGATTCAGACGAGGTAATAGCTGCAAAGTGTAAATATCAGACATTATCAAAGAAATATAGTGATTTCAGCGAAAAAATGGGATTACGTGAACACAGAGACAGAGTTAATGTTGATGGGTTAAAGGATATTGGAAACACCAAAATAAGTAAAGAAAATATGATCGAACAATCATACAAACCTGTTAATTTAGATAAAAGCAACGTATCAGAGATAAACAGGGGACGTATTAATATATCAACTTATAAAGTACTAACAGCAGAAAATAACATATATGTTTCTAATAATATCAGACTTAAACCAAAGGAACTGCATACCATTGATTTAAGCATATCTGAATCATTGAAAAAGTTAAAAATAAGTGACGTTGATAATTTACCAAGAGTTGTAATAATAAACAGTTCAGAAATGCAAACAGGAGCTTTGGCATCATATAATGCAGTAAAAAATGTACTTTATATTGATAGGACAATAGGAAGCAGATTAAAGTTATTGGAATTGCAAAAAGATGCAGCATGTCCTAAAAATGTATTAAGTACGTATGTACATGAGTATATACACTGGATGGATGCACAATCATATAGGATTGGATATGGAGAAATAATCGACAGTAGTGAATATCTATATTGGATTAGACATAAATCAAAGAAAAAGATTGATAAACTTATTAACAAGGGGTACAATATTAATGAAATTAGTAATTATGCAAATAATGAGTATGCTAAAGGTAAATATGACGAAATGTATACTGAATACAGAGTAAAAAAATTATTAGGAGAGTGATTTGAATGAGATTACCTGACACACCTGAAATGAAACAGATTTGGGACGAAATAGCACCATTTTTAAAGATTACATTAAAAGGAATGGAAATAATTGAGGGTGCTCCAAGTGATACTGCTGAAAAGTTAGAAGAATATAGACGTTTAGGAAAAGAACAATGGGATTTTGCAGAAAGTTTAAATTCCTAAGTACCATCTGGTCATAGGACTAGGTGGTATTTTTATATTCAAAAGGAGACAAATAGAAATATTTACTAGAGATTTAGCTATACAAGAGTTTGCAAAAGGAGGAATGAAAGAATATGAGTGAGTTGTTTGAATATGACGGATTATATTATACAAAAGAACAATGTGAAGAAATAGCTTCAGAAGTTTTAGATCCAATTCTTTTAAATCAGTATCCTTTTGTTTTTGAAGGAATGACAGTAGGAGAATATTTAGAAGAAAAAAAGTATTATCTAAATCATTGTAAAGAGGTTCGCAATCGAACATATAAGCCGTTGTGGAAACAAAGAAAAGCAGAAAGTCTAAATTCCTAAACACCACCCAGTCAAAAGGCTAGGTGGTATTTTTATATTCCAAAGGAGGTATTATGGATAATTTCAAAGCGGTGTACAAGATTCTTTCAACCTTGGAAAAAGCAATGGATTTACCTGAATTTGACATATCAATAATCGATTATAGAGCACTTGGTGTATCAAAGGAACGTTGGTCGCGTTACATAGAAATGATGGCTGATGTTGGTTATATCAAAGGTGTAAGAGTTAGTACAAACATTACAGGAGAAACCATTGTGGAATGTAATAATATGCGAATCACATTAAAGGGATTGGAATACTTACAGGAAAATTCCATAATGAGAAAAATCTATAATGCAGCCAAAGGCATTAAGGAGATAACACCGGGGTTATAAATTTAATAGTAGATAATTAAGGAACTTAGAGATAGGTTCTTTTTTTATACCCTAAAATAGTAAAGGAGGTACATTATGGCAACATCTGTGCAGATAACATTGCTCATATGCATAACAATCATAATACTTGCCAAGTCAGGTAAGCAGAAATAAAAAATAGTTAATCAGGCAGTCTTAGTACTGTCTTTTTATATGGTCCTGAATAAGACGTAAAAGTGTTCAAAATATCATAAAAGTAAGTGAAGCAACCACGTATAAAAGCGTAACGGAAAGGATGTTTAAATATGAAAAGAAAGTTCTTAGAAGACTTAGGACTGGAAAAAGATGTAATCGAAAAGATTATGAATGAAAACGGAGCCGATATTGAAAAGGCTAAGGGAGAAGTTGAAACATTAAGAAATCAGTTAAATGAAACACAGGATAAACTTAAGAGTTTTGAAGGTGTGGATGTTGCAAAGTTAAGAGGTGAAATTACAAATCTTACAAACGAACTTGCAACCAACAAGGCTGAATATGAAGCGAGTATTGCAGACAGAGATTTTAATGATTTGGTTAAGGGTATTGCTAGCGAATACAAGGCTAGAGACATTAAGGCAATCATGCCGTTTCTTGATGTGGAAGCTCTTAAGTCCAGCAAGAATCAGGACAAGGACATAAGAACAGCTCTTGATGGAATGGTTAAGGAACAGGGATATTTGTTTGAACCAAACAAGAAAGTTCCATACGTTGTTGGACCAACACCGGGACCAATGCCATTAGGTGGTGGTTCTGATGATAAAAAGACAAGAGCAAATGAAGCAATAAGAAGCTTATTTGGAAAAGAATAAACAGAGAAAAGGAGATTAAAAATGACAGAGATTATTAACAGAGAGAATGCGGAAGCGATTATCCGTGAGCAGGTAGTGGAAGCCATTACACAGGATGTACCAAAATCATCAACATTTATGGCTATGGCAAAGAAGTTGCCTAACATGACATCAAAACAGACAAGAATCAGAGTGTTAGACTTTTTACCTACAGCATACTGGGTAAATGGTGACACAGGAATGAAGCAGACATCAAAACAGGCTTGGGATAATGTATGGTTAACAGCAGCAGAGCTTGCAGTTATCGTACCAATTCCTGAAGCGGTTCTTGATGATGCAGAGTTTGACATTATGGGAGAAGTTACACCAAGAGTAATTGAAGCAATCGGTCAGAGAGTTGACAGTGCAATCATCTTTGGTGAGAACAGACCGGCAGAGTGGCAGAATGACATCATTACATTGGCAAGACAGTCAGGAAACAATGTTGCAGTTGGTTCAACACCAAACTATTATGACAAGATTCTTGGCGAAGATGGAGTGTTTGCTAAGGTTGAAGATGATGGATATGCAGTAAGTGGAGTTATTGCAGCAACTAACATGAAGGCTAAGTTAAGAAGCATTAAGGACACTACAGGCAATCCAATTTTTGTTAAGTCAATGCAGGATGCAACATCATATGCACTTGATGGAACACCTATGAAGTTCCCGGTTAATGGAGCATTCAATAATTCAATTGCACAGTTAGTAGCAGGAGATTTCTCACAGGCAGTATATTCAATCAGACAGGATGTTACTACAAAGATTTTAACAGAAGGTGTAATTCAGGATCCATCAACAAAGGAAATTGTGTACAACCTTGCACAGCAGGACATGATTGCTCTTAGAGTTGTGTTCAGAATTGGTTGGGCACTTCCAAATCCTGCAACAAGAGTTGATGAGGATAGAGTTGGATGTCCTTTTGCATATCTTGAACCTGCAACACCTGTAACAACACATAAGGTTACATTTACTGTAAAGGATGATACAGAATCAAGCCCTGTTGCAATTAAGGGAGCAAGAGTAGATGTTAATGGCTCAAAGCTTAAGACAGATGCAAATGGTAGTGTCGAATTTAATCTTAGACCAGGTACATATCCATATGCAGTAACAGCAACAGGTAAGATTAAGGTATCAGGCACAATTACCGTTAACAGTGCTGATATTACAGAAGCAGTGACAATGATTGCTTCTAAGTAATATGTATAGGAGATATACATCTTTTTCATATTATGCTAATGAATATTGTTGTGGAAAGCCGGTGGTTGAATCTGCCGACTTCCACAAACTTTTGATAAAGGCTCAGGGAATCATGGACATGTATACATTCAACAGATTAAAGGAAAATGCAGAGATAGTAGATGAAGTTCAGAATTGTTGCTGCGAATTGGTTGAATGCATTAATACATATGAGAATGGAATAAGCGAAAAGCCAAGTGGTGTTTCAAGTGAAAAAATAAAGAACTATTCTGTAACCTATGAATCCACAGAGAACATGAAGCAAAGGTTTGATAATGAAGTGGCCAACATTGTACATAAATGGCTTGGAAGAACAGGACTTTTGTACAGGGGGTGTTAAAGTGATTACAAACAATGTCATTACTCATTATGAAAAGGAAAAAGGGTTTAAAAGCAATTTTTATAATGTTTATTTGGAACAACAGTCTAATTCCAGTGACAGTAAGGATGGAGAAAAAAAGTCCCATTCTCTGTTTATTGCAGTTCCAACAGAAAAGGAATTGCCATTTAAAACAGGTGATTTGATAGTGATAGGCAAGTGTTCTGTAAGGTTTGATGAAACATCAGAAAGGGCAAGTTCTGAAAGTTACAGAAAATTAAGAACAGAGCATAAGGTTTATACAATATCTTCAATAGAACCCTGCTTAATAGGAAACAGAAGAATGTGGCATTATGAGTTGGGATGTGATTAGAAATGACAGATGTAATCAGATTTGATGATTCGGATTTTCAAAGAGCAATCAATGAGAAAAAGAAATTGTTGGAAGAAGGAAGTCCGGTTCAACGGTTTGTTGACAGTGAAGTGTTGAGATTAATGGTTCCGTACACTCCAATGGATACAGGAGCAATGATACAGTCTGCAACAGCCGGAACAGTGATAGGCAGTGGAAAGATACAGTACAATTCACCTTATGCAAGATATTTGTATTATGGTGAAATATATGGGCCTAACGTTCCAATAAAGGAAAATGGAATCATAACCGGTTATTGGTCACCACCACATAAAACACCAACAGGCAGACCACTTACTTACTCAACGGAAAGACATCCACAGGCTGGAAAGCTATGGTTTGAAAGAATGAAAGCAGACCATAAAGAGGACATATTAAAAGGTGCAATGGCAATAGCTATGGGAAGGAATAATAATACATGAACATTATAGAACTTGTTAAGGAGATATTAACAGATTATCCAAAGATTGAAGAGTTTACTAACAAAATCCACGTTGATTTTACAAAGAATGATGATGTTAACTTTGGACTTTCTTCAACAGGAGACACAAAGGTAAAGGAAGACATTCTGGGAAATCAGACGAGAAGACACAGTTTTGTATTATACGCGATGAATCAGGCTTTTAATGATTATGATAGGCTTTCCAATAGCACTTTTTTACTAGAGCTATCTTACTGGCTGGAATCATTAAATGAAAACTCTTATGAGTTGGATGTGACGATTAACAATAGAAAGCGAAAAGGAAAATTAAAATCAGTGGAATGTGCAAATGCAATGTTGTTTCAGATTCCCACTGGTGACATAAATGATGGATGTATGTATCAGTTACAGATATATGCAACTTACACAGTTGAAAGAGAGGAAATGTAAATGAAATTAAAAAGAAGTTATTTAGCGCATTACATTGATGCAAGTTTTGGTGGTACAGGTGCACCAAAATGGTTTTTGATTGGTAAAGACATTGAGGACATGTCGGTTGAATTAAATCCTGATACTGACACAGTGAAAAACATTCTTGATGAAACATCAGTAAATGACAATGGATATGAGCCAAGTATGAGTGCAGATCCATATTATGCAAATCCTGATGATGCAATTTATGACAATCTTAGAAACATTGCTATGAATCGTCTTACAGGTGATGCTTGCAAGACTAAGATTCTTGAAGTGCTGATTGAAGGTGATTCAGAGGCAACACACAAGGCTTGGATTGAGGATTGTGTAGTTAAGCCACAGAGTTATGGTGGCTCTCAGGGTGGAATTAACATTCCTTTTGATGTTACATTCAATGGTAACAGAAAAGAGGGAACAGTTAAGATTGCAAGTGGAACACCAACATTCACAGAAGCAGCTTCACAGAGCACACAGTCAGATAAGGCAGTTAAATAATTTTATTTGGGGCATATTAAAGTGCCCCTTTATTTAACTAAAAGCAGAGAGAGGAGAACAAACATAAATGCAGAGTATTAGTTTTGATGAAGGATATAAGGAATTTGCAATAAATAATGATGAAAACAGGGTAATAAGATTTAACCCAAAGGATTTTGGCATTCTTACAAGAATGGAAGACACATTGTCAGATTTTGAAGCATTGGAGAAAAAGCTTAAGGACGGTAATGAAGAGGAGTTTACCAACAACTTAAGAGAAGCAGAAAAGGTAGTACACGAAAAGATTGATTCAATATTTAATGCAAATGTGCATGACATAATATTTAATCATCAGTCTCCAATCTCATTGGTTGGTGGAGAATTTTTATTTATGCGTGTAATTGAAGCTCTTGTACCTATTGTTGAAAAAGAAGTTAAGTATGAAATGCAGAAGTCAGAAAAAAGAATGAGCAAGTATACGGAGAAGTATAAGAAATGATAGGTGAATTACCTAAAACAATAAAGGTTGGCGAAAAGGAAGAACCGATAAGAACAGACTTCAGGGACATTTTAAATGTTTTCGCTGCGTTTAATGACCAGGATTTGTCAGTTGAGGAAAAGGCAATTGTATGTTTAAGAATAATTTATAAGAACATTGATGAAATGGACAGTTCGTTGTATATGGAAGCTTATGAAAAGGCAATGAACTTTATGGAAATGAATGATTCAAAAAAAGATTCTGATTACAACGAACCTAAACTGATGGACTGGGAGCAGGATGAACAGCTTATATTTTCAGCAGTAAACAAAGTTGCAGGAACAGAAGTAAGGTCTTTTGAATACATGCATTGGTGGACTTTCTTAGGTTACTACATGGGAATAGGTGAAGGTCTTTTTGCTGATGTTGTAAACATAAGGCAAAAGAAGTTAAAGCATAAGAAACTTGAAAAGCATGAAGCTGAATTTTATAGAAAAAACAGGGAAATGGTGGACCTAAAGACAAGGTACACAAAGGAAGAACTAAAGGAAAAAGAAGAGTTAAAAAGGCTACTTGGAATATAGTGGTCTTTTTTTGTGGGTGAAGATATGGCAGATGGATATTTAAATTTTGATACGAAAATAGATGATACAGATTTTAAAGAAGGCTTAGAGAATATGAGTTCATCTGTTAGTGGATTAAAAGGTTCAATCAAATCATTGGGTGGAATCATTAAGGATGCCTTAAAGGTGGACACTTCTGAAACTTCCAGCAAGATGATGTCATTGGAAGAGCAACTGCGAAAAGCAGAAGTGGAATTGGAGAATGCGACAAGGAAGAAAGAAGAGTTTGCCAATACAGAGATAAAAACAGAAGAATATGTTGCAGCAGAGAAAGAAGTAGACACCTTAACAAAGAAATTTCTTAAGCTGTTAGATGCAAGAGAAAAATTTGAGGAGACAGGTGGAAACAAAAATAGCCAGACATACAAGAAAATGCAGTATGACATTGATACGGTTGATAAAAAACTGGAAGCTGCTGAATCAGAGGTATCAAGACTTAATGAGGAAGGCAAGAAGTTTAAATTAGGCAGTGATACAGAAAAGTTTAGTAAGTTTTCTCAGGATGTCGATAATGCACAGGGAAAAGTTAATGTTTTGAAACAGCGTATTGGTGAACTGGCAGAAAAAGAAGAAAATGCAGGAAAGTCAGGCACATCAATGTCTGAAAAGGTAAAGTCATCTGTTAAGGGATTAGGTTCTAAGCTACTGGGAGTCATTAAGAATTTTGGAAAGTTTGGAAAGGACATAGGAAATGTTGGCAATTCATTAACAAAAAAATTAAACCTGGTTCCTAATCTTATTGGAAATGTAGGAGGAAAGGTTGACGGATTAGGCAAGAAACTTGGTGGAATGGTTAAAAGAGTGTTTGTATTTTCAATGATGACCAAGGCACTAAGAGCATTAAGAACTGCATTTCAGGATGTAATATCAGCAGATGGTGAAATGTCAAATTTAATTGCTCAAATTAAGGGAAATCTGTTAACAGCATTTGCGCCTTTATACAACTTTGTATTGCCGGCAATTAAAAGTGTGTTGTCTGCATTTGTTACATTTTCAAATTATCTTGCCAATGTAATGTCTTCAATATTTGGAAAGACAATAGCACAGAGTACAGCAATGGCAAAAAGTCTTTATAAGAACACACAGGCTGCAGATAAGAATACAAAGGCAAGTAAAAAGAATGCAAAGGCAAAGCAACAGCAGTTGGCATCATATGATGAATTAAATGTAATGCAGGATACTGATTCAGGTTCTGACAGTGGAAGCAGTGGATCAGGTTCAACATCTGCTCCGATATTTAATGCAAAGGCTATGGATGTACCAATTGTTGACCAAATCAAGAAACTGATAAAATCAGGGGATTGGGAAGGCATAGGAAAGCTTGTAGCAAACAAGTTAAATAATGCATTAAAAAAGATACAGTGGAAGAGCATACAGAAAACAACCTCTGACATAGCTTCAAAACTGGCAAGGACCTTAAATGGTTTCTTTTCTGTAATGGATTTGGCAAAAACACTGGGAAATACAGTTGCACAGGCATTAAATACAGGACTTAGGTTTGCATATACGTTTTTAACCACATTTGATTTTAAACAGTTTGGCACATTCATAGGTGAATCAATTAACTCATTTGTTCAAAACTTTAAGTGGGGATTACTGGGAAAGACTTTAGGAAATGCAGTACAGGGAGCAATAGACACCGCTTATGGATTTGTTACCACATATGCGTGGGGCAGTTTTGCAGAAGGAATAGCCAAAACAGTTAATAAGTTTTTTAAAGCCATTAATTGGACAGAATTAGGACAAACAATTGGAATAGCTGTAGTCGGCGCATTAACGGAAATAAGTACATTCTTACAAAAAGTGAAATGGGACAAGATAGGAAAGGATATAGGTACATTTCTGGGAAACATTAATTGGGAAAGCATCATAGCCGGAGTGTTTACAATCATAGGCAATGCAATTACTGCAAGTTTTGGTTTATTAAAGGGAACATTGACCGGATTATTAAACAACGGAATAACTCCTGTTAAGGCGGCATTCATTGCCCTTGGAACAGCAATGGCAGGAATAAAAATAGTACAGTTTATTAGCAATATGTTAGGAGCCTTAGGAGTTTTAAGGGATATAACGGCAGTTCTGATAAAAAGCACAGCAGCTTGGGTAAAGAATAATGCTCAAGTGGTAATTGCTACAATAAAGACAGGATTGCAGACAGCAGCAACAAAACTTTTAAGTGTTGCACAAAAAGCTCTCAATTTTGTAATGAACTTAAATCCAATGGCAAAGGTAATTATTGTAATAACAGCGTTGGTTGCAGCCTTTGTAGTGTTGTGGAATAAGTCGTCAGCATTTAGAAATTTCTGGATAAAAGCATGGAATGACATAAAGTCGGCTGTGGCAGCAGTTTGGAAAGCAATAAGTCCTATATTAAATAATATTTGGAATGGAATAAAGGCAGTATGGGACAAGATGAAGCCATTTGTTACCTTTATTGTAAATACATTTGCAGGTGCATTTAAATCAGCATTCAATACCATAAAAGGTGTGGTAAACAGTATAACAACAGTTCTTTCAGGAATAATTACTTTCCTGGGTGGAGTATTTTCAGGAGATTGGAAGAAAGCTTGGGAAGGAATTAAACAGATTCTTAAGGGAATATGGAACGGAATAAAAAGTATTGTGAAAGATCCGATAAATGCAATATTAGGATTTATAAATTATATGATTAAAAAAATTGTAGAAGGTCTTAATTTTGCAATTGAAAAACTTAATAGCATTAAAATAGAACCGCCTAAATGGTTTCAAAAATTAACAGGAATAAAAAAGTTCGGGTTAAATATCAAGAAGCTTCCAGTAACGAATGAATACGTTCATTATTTAGCAAATGGAGCAGTCATTCCACCAAACAATGAATTTATGGCAGTGTTGGGTGATCAGAAAAAAGGTGTTAACATTGAATCTCCATTATCAACAATCGTGGACGCATTTAGACAGGTGCAGGGTGAAAACACAACAGGTATTTCTGATAAAGACTTACTTAATGCAATTTCAAACATGCAGGTTAATGTCATTGTGCAGCAGGATTCAAGAGGAGTATTCAACATGGTTAAGCAGGAAGTGGTTCAGGAGCAGAGAAGAACAGGAAAACCTGTATGGACCTGATGAAAGGAGTAGTATGGCAGATTTTAAGGGATATTTAATTAAGTTAAACGACGTGGAGTTTCCACCTGAATACATAGCACTGGAAAGCTACAAATCAACAGACAACCAAAGAACTGAATTAAAAGCATACAGAAATTCAAACAATTATCTGATTCGTCAGACTTCTCCGAACTTTAAAACAAAAGTTGAATTTACCACAATTGATGGATTGCATTTAAAGGATTTGAGAAAAATCAAACAGATAATAGACAAGGCTCTGATAAATAATGCAGAAAGAAAAGTAAGTGTTGAATATTGGAATAATGAAGAGTTGAAATACCAAAAAATGAAAGCATATATTCCTGACATAGACTATGAGATAAAGAAAATAGTCAAAGGAAGTAAGCCTGACATTGAATACAAATCAATAAGATATGCATTCATAGAGTACTAGAAAGGAGCACCAATGTTAAACGTAAATGAAGATACAATAAGAGCATATACAGAGCATAATGTTCCAAAGAAGTTAACAATCACATTTCCGAATAATGCAAACTTAACTCCAATCACAAATGCAAACATTCAGGAAGAAAGCATGAGTTTGACAGGCAGTCTTTGTAGTGATTCAAATTTGATGCTACAGGGCTGTATCTCAACTCAGTTTAATCTTACAACATTTGACTATGATACAGACATTACAGGTCAGGACATCATAGCCATGTTGTCAGTAAAGGATGATTCTTACAAGGGTGAATGGGTTAAGGGAACAAATTACAAGTCAGGGGACATAGTAAAGTTTGACCAGGAATATTATATTTATTCCGATGATGTTTCTGATGAAAAAACAGAAAATATCAAACGAACAAAAGTAAGCAGTTCTTACATTGTATACAATGAAACTGATAAGAAATACAACATTTTTGGAAGAGAACCGGATAATTTTGTCGGGATAAGAATTCTTACATCAGAAAAGGTTCTTGATGGTGTGAGTATGACCATTAGATGTTGGTACACTGGAGGTCCGTATTATTATGTGGTACGGGATTTTAATAATAAAACAGATATTATTATGCCCCAACATTATCCCATTGGAAGTAACTATCCGTTAAAGGGGTGGTTTGCAGAAATAAGCTATTCAGGAACAGATACAGATGCATTCAAGGAATTTGTAAGCAACCTGAAAGTATATGAATTGACGAATGCTTGCAAAAATGAATTATATCCTGATGAATTGGAAGAATGTCAAAGAGTATATGGTTATGTTGATACATCCAATACAGAAGACATTATCATATTTAGGGGAAAGGTTGAAAGCTTTACAAGACAGGCTTCAGATCCAAGATATAGGGATTTGATAGCTTATGATAAATTATACGAATGTCAGGAAATGTCGATTCAAAGTTGGATGAATGAGGTGGATGAGTATGGAATGGGAATGGTAGATCCATATTCTTATCAGGGTTCATACAAGCTAAAAACGACATATAAAAAAGACCAGACTGTGTATGGCACATATACTGATTCAAATAATGTAGAAACTAAAGGATATTATCATTTTAAACAGGACTATATAGATAGTTTTTATCAAGCCTGTAATATTGTGAAAGTGGCTTCAGGAGACTTAAAAACACCACCAACTGGTGTAGCTCCAACGATAAATGGACCTGAATATGTTGAAAAACTTGAAAAATATTTTCCGAATGATTTACAAGTTTTTCATTTAAGAAATGATTTGTTTTCTGAAATTGGAATAAATCAGAAAGATTTCTATAACATTAGTTTGCCAATGGATGTAATAGATTTAAAAATAGGTCCATTCAAGGAAGATTATTCTGCACTCCAATTATTGCAATGGATTTGCAATATGAATGGTGTTTGCGGGGTTATCGACCAAACAACAGGTGAGTTTGATTATAAGTTTGTAAATTCAGAAAAAAGAACGACAACAGCCGATTCCAATTACAAGGGTGAGTTTAATTCAGCTACAGAGTATAGCATTGGTAATGTGGTTAAGTTCACTAATTCTTATGGTGAAGAAAGTTATTATGAAAAAATAGTGGATAAGAGTACATATCCAAGTGAACTTTTAACATCAAATGTTTCGTTTATCAATTCACAGGAAGGTGTATTATTTCAAATTCCAGATTTAATGGGGAATATTTATTCAATTGAGTTTTCTTTTGATGATAAGTTGGCAGAAGAACTTGGAGTTGAGATTACAGTAAATAAATATTCTGGGCGAAATTTAAAAACTATATCATTAAGACGAAGCGGAAGAGTAATGCTACACGATTTGGATGAAACAGGGAACTCTAGTTATACAGTACAGGTTACAAATGTTAATAGTGAATTTTTAAAAACATTTAAAGCAGTAAAATATTTATCAACAGGTGAGTTTGATTCAACGTGGACTCCTGAAAGTGAGTTTTTTGCAGATTGTTGGAAAAAGAAAAATAAACTTTATCATCCGTCAGGAATGATTAACATCACAGAGTTGTACGAGCAGGACAGCATAGAATTACAGGACAGCTTGTATGTAAACAATGGCTGGAAGGTTATGGATATGAATGGCACACTTTTAAATGGAGAGAATAAAAAGAATAATCTTGCCATTACATACTCACCACTTTACAGTTCACATAAATCAAGTTATCAGTTGTTATTAGATGTGGCAAACAATGTTGGAAAAGGATGGATTGAGCCAAAGATTCCTTTTACCATTAAGTTTGCACCATTCAAGGCTAAATCACTGGGCCTTCCATTCTTGGAGCTTGGCGATTATGTAACTTTTGATGTTGATAAGTGGTCCTCTGATGCAGATGGCAATCCTGTAATAACAAGGCAGAACGTGCAGTCAATCATATTTAACAAGACAATGTCAGGAATAAATGCACTGTCAGATGAATATGAAGCAAAGAACGATTAGGAGATTGGAGCGAATGATAATAATAGATGCAGGAGTTGAGCGAGAAGCTACAGCGGAAGAGGAAGCGTACATTAAAAAAATGCATTTCTATGATGAAATGATGGAAAAAAAGATGGAGTTAAGTTCATTGGAAAAACAACTTTCAGATGGAGATTACAAGATCATAAAATCTTATGAGTGTAGTCTTATGAACATTGAAATCCCATATGACATAGAACAGCTCCATTCAGAAAGACAGAACATACGTGATAGAATTAACAGTCTAAGAGAGGAGATTGTTGATTTTGAAATAAAATTTAAAGAAATGGAAAGGAAGGAAGCGAATGATAGCAATTAAAGAAAAAAATGTGATTACCATTGAGTTTGAAGGTCACGATACTTTGGAATCACCAATGCTTTATCAGTATGACAAGGGACAAAAAATAAAATTCCTTGATGTTCCGGATGGTGCGGAAGTACAATTTTCCAATTGGGCAACAGAAATGACAAAAAACAAAATTGTTGTAAATGGTCAGGTAGAAATACCTGATTTTTTTGTGCAACAGGGAAATGAAATTGTCTTGTATATTCAATACATAGACAGTAATTCGGAAACAACAATGAAAAAGCTTATTATTCCGGTGGAACCAAGAGCAAGACCTGGAGAAGTGACATCAAAAGATGATGAGCCGAGTTTCAGACAGCAAATAGAAGGAATACTGAATGAAACAAAAGAAATAGCACAATCTGTAAGAACTGATGCAGATGAAGGTAAATTCAATGGTAGTAGTTATGTTTTAACAGAAGATGATAAAGAAGACATAGCAAAAAAAATTGAAGTTAGTGGAAAGGTTGATTCAATTTCAATCAACGAGATAAATAAAATGTTTGAATAGAAAAGGAGAAAACGAAATGACAGTAGAAAAGAAATATTTAGATTATGAAGGATTAAAAACTTATGATTCACAGGTTAAAAAATTAATTGATACTAAAATTGGAGGAGAAAAAGTAACAGTTGATACAACAACTACTACTTCAGGATATGCTAAATCTTATACATTTAAGCAGGGAACTGAAACAATTGGAACAGTTGATATTCCAAAGGATATGGTGGTTTCAAGTGGTGAAGTTAAAACATACACTGCACAGACACTTCCAACAGGAACAGGTGCACCAACAAGTGCAGGTACATATTTAGTATTAACATTAAATAATGCTACAAATGACAAGGTATATATTAACGTAGGTACTCTTGTTGATATTTATAAGGCAAAAGCAAATGCTACTAAGATTCAGATTTCAATTGATGCAACCACAAGAGAAATTAGTGCTTCTGTTGTAGCTGGTTCTATTGGAGCTACTGAGTTAGCAACTAATGCGGTAACAACAGTTAAAATTGCTAATGGTAATGTTTCTAAGGCAAAATTAGATGCAGCTGTTCAGACTTCTTTAGGAAAGGCTGATACTGCAGTTCAGTCAGTAAAAACAGGTACAGCAAATGGAACAGTTTCCGTTGACGGAACAGATGTAGCTGTAAAAGGTCTTGGAAGCGCAGCTTACACAGCAAGCACAAATTATGAAAAAGCAGGTGCAGTAACAGCATTAGCAAATGGCCAGGTAGCAACAAACAAGAATGATATTGCATCATTAAAAACAAAAGTGGCAACTTTGGAAGGAACTACTTATACAGCAATCTCAGACAAAGAGATAAATGCATTATTTGGCATTACAGAATAATTAAAAAAAGAGGTGCGTTATAATGGCAAAAATACAAAATACGTATCTAAATAAAGAGGGGTTAGGCAGTTTTCTGTCTAACCTCAAAAAAATTTTTTTGGGTACAAAAACCATAACATCAGCAGTGGATTGGAATACATTAACAGAAAATGGAGTGTATCACATAAAGACAACAGCAGGAACAAACAGACCTGTTACTAACTGGGGAATGCTTTATGTTGAAGGGGAAACATCAACTAAGTTTCAGATATTTATTCCTGATGTAAAGAACAATGTGATTTATAAGCGTTATGAAAATGCCGGCTGGAAGGATTGGCAGGAGTTAACCCTTATTGAAACATCCGGAGAAGTGTATGATACAGGCTGGAAATCGGTTGAATGTGGATATGGCATATCAGCATGGTCCACTACTGATGCACCTAAAATTAGAAGAGTTGGGAAAACTGTGGAATTGGTGGGTATTATAACAAATTCAACAAGTTTTGCAGATCATGATAGTTTGTTTAGAAACATTCCTGAGGATATGAGACCTTCTCGCAATGTATGGTCTATTCAACAGGGAGATATAAAAAATAAGACAACTGCCAGATGGATGATGACAATTAATCCAGGGGGCACAGTATCTTTTAATTATTATGGATTTTCTGGACCTTTAACAATTTCAAAAGGAATGTGTATACCGGTTCATGCAATATGGATGGTGGATTGACGAAAGTTACAGTAAATGTTAGAGCAGAACCTTAAAGGTCCTTTTTTTATACCCAAAAACAGAGAAAAGGAGAAACAATATGAAACAGTTTAAAACTATATTTACTACGGCAGGGAGTGTTCTGTCCTCAATTTTAGGAGTACTCTACATTCCTACATTACTAATGGTACTTTGCAACATTATTGATTATGCAACAGGCTTGATGGCTGCAAAGTACAGAGCAGACGGAACAATAAGCTCATACAAGAGCTTCAGGGGAATTGCAAAGAAAGTGTCAATGTGGTTATTGGTGATAGTTGGAGCAATCATTGACCAGCTACTTTTATATGCTTCTCATACAGTTGGAATTGAATTACCGTTTACATTTTTGATTAGCTGTATTGTTGCTGTTTGGATAACTTGTAACGAACTTATAAGCATTCTTGAGAATATAATAGACATAGGAGTAAGCATTCCCTCATTTATGCTGCCGATAGTGAAGTACATTAAGTCGCAAACAGAACAGAAAGTACATATTGATGAAATTAAAGAAAGTGAGGAAGAGTAG